GAACCTCACATCTGGTCGATCTCACCCAAGCACTCATACACGCCATAAATTTCTATCTTGGCGCCAAGAATGCTAAAAGTTTTACCGAACTCTCTATAGGGTTCACCTCTTTTTCACTAACTCTTTTTCAGTTTGACCAAGTAAAAAGTGCTTCCAATTATATTTTCAGGATTGTTTCGACATTCTTCGATGATTTGAAGAAGTACTTTATCAAGGCCGAATCTGCGGAAAAGATGGTGAAATCTTTTTGGTCAAATGCCAGTACCTCTAATCCCAGAACTCTATTTGGGATTGTTCATGCCTGTTCAGGAATTTTCACATCTGTCATCTGCATTAAGACTTTCGTTACGAAGGCTTATGCGGAAGATGATGTTTATTCTTTGATTACGGCTTTATCTACTGGTATATTCAAGATTGGTTCTGAACTCAGACAACACGCCGAGAACATTTCTGTTTTCCTTGCACGTGTTTATGATTGGATTTTCATTAACGCCGAGAATATTCTGAAAATGAAGTTTTCTGCTATTAAATGGGAGTTACCCTCAGAACAAGTTTTTGAATCCAAATTCGTTGAGATGACCGACATCATCAATTCTTTCATCGAAGATCCTTTGTATCTCGAGGCCCACAACCTCACATTGGAATTACTTCGCGATCGTCTTAACAAACTCCGTGGACAGGGAGAACAAGAACTGAACAAAAACCCCGTACCCTCAATCAAGTCTTCATTGGCTCGATACCTGACAGTTTTGGATAGTCATATCCGATTAGTCGAAACCAAATTGAACCCCAATAACACTAAGCCACAACCAATGGCTGTCACATTGTTAGGTTCTGCTGGTGGAGGAAAATCTGCATCGTCCAGTAAAATCGGACTTATGATGCAAAAACTTGCAGGTCGCGTTCCTGATGAAACTTTGATTAGTAATCGAGGTGGTGATCCCAAATTTGAAGAGAACATCACCAATAGTACCGATGTCATTATCTATGACGATTATGCCAATGATCATTCTAGAAAAATGTGTACTAAAGATATCCTAGATATCGTTAACACTTCTAAGGAGTTGATTCCTAAAGCTAGTGCCGACGAGAAAGGACTTCATAAGTACTCTAATATTGGAACTATTTTCACGACCAATGATGAAGATTTGGGTATGGCTTGTTTCAAGACTGCCAGCAAAGATAGTCTATTACGCCGCCTAGGCTTTGTTCTCGAATTGAACATTGCCGAGGAATATAGGCTTGCTGGAACTGATAGACTTGATCTCAATCACCCAGATGTATGTGACGAAATTTTCAACACTAACGTCTATGAGGTTAATATCAAGAAGCCAATCTCTGTCATCTCTACACCAGATGGAAGAGAGTCTATCAATTTCCTAGAGATTCCCTATGATCGCCATCCAGGGAATAATTCTTGGAGAGATGCTATTTTGAAACTCCAAGTTTTGCTTGACGAAGAGTGGTCTAAGAATGTTGCCCGACATGCTAAATCTAAATCGACGGACGATGATTGCCATCATTGTTCATTGCCTATGGATATGTGTGTTTGTGGTTTGCATGCTGAAGCCAGAAGACTCGCTACCTCGAGACTTCGAACTCTATTCTTTGAACGAAGCTGTCCCTCACCATCTGATTGTTTCCTCAGTATGGATAATTCGGTTATTGACTTTGCCAGTACATTTTCAGCTAAGATTACATTATTTATGTTCTACTGTAATATGTTGGCTTATGCCAAGTACCGTTTTTCTATACTCTACCCGTATCGTTACACATTTTTGATCCTTTGCATCTTAGCAGGTTTCCTCCCTGGAGGTATACTTGTTGTATTGGGTTTATTTGTGTGGTATGAGTATCGCCATGTTCGCTCTGCTAAAGAGCAAATGGTGGAGAGGAACATTCAAAACAGAAATGCTATCTCTGAGTACTATCGTTCGAGATACACTATGTATACCATGACTGTCATGGGAAGTATGCTCATCCTTAGTAGTATATTCACCACTTCAATCTTTGCTGCGAAAGTTTTTGCAAAAAGTGAGGATAAAAGTGTTGCTATTGAGGAATCTGATGAAGTATTGGAAGTTTCTTTCACTCAACCGAAGGAGAAATCTAACTCAGATGCCATTGGGCATTACATCACCAAGCCTCGCCCTGCGCATGAAGCTCGTACTATGACACCGTCACAAGCCCTTCAGGAAATTGGGAAAGGAATTGCTCAGGTCACTATAACATCTAAGGATGGAGTTATGACTAAAGTGAAGACCTTACCAATGGGATCTGAAAGGCTAATCCCCCGTCATGCTTTGCCATCGACAGAACTTATGTCAGTTGAGTTGCAGATATCCGGAGTTCAGGGCGCATCATACCAAAATATTGATGTTCCTCGTACTCACGTCTCTGATTTGACTAAACATGGGATCTTGACTAACAAAGTCCTTGATGCGTCCCTAGTTCATTTACCAAATGTACCTCCAGGTAAAGATTTCACAAAGTATTTTGCTGAAGTCAATACTTTGCCTACCCAGGCTGGATGTATATATGTTCATAAAGACTGCGATTCTGGTTCTTTTGAATTGATTCAGGTGAGAGCTCGTCTCTTACCCAAACCTATTCGCTATCAGACAAACGCCGGATTTGAGACCCAGTTGGTTTATGAATGTGAAACTCAGGACCATTCTTCATCTGATGGAGATTGTGGACAACCCCTGATGTACAACAATGCTATCATCGGCATCCACATTGCCGGTACTGGATCTAATAAATTCTATTGTCTTGCAGTCGATCGTTCGACTATCCACAAGGCAAATGATATTTTAAAAAACGAAGCGTCAATATTTGTTGCCTCTACACCCCCTCAACCGGTGTTGAAGCGCAATCTTCGTGATCTAAGTATTGTTGATTGTCCTACTCGATATGTTCAAGAAACGTTAGATGTTGACACTACCCCAATTGTGTCGCTTGGTACTGTACTTGATGTTGGAGGGTCTATTTATAAGCCTCGTGCTGAGGACTACTATTTTCGCAATGGTAATAATCAAGTCGAAGCCGAATTTGGACCTCTATCGTCTCGCCCACCCAAGTATGTAAACGGTTCTGCACAGATTAACACTACTTTGGCTAAGTTTAATACACCTAAAATGGTAGCACCCATCGCTTTGATGGATCGTGCTATGAATGATTGGATGTATGCGACTAACACCTCTGGTGTATCTGTCTCATCATATGCTGCTTCTTTGGAGAAATCAGACCCTGGATTTTTCAGAGTTCGAACTCTTCAAGAGGCATTAGATGGTGACGGAACTGGTATTGTACGTGGTATGAATAATAACACTTCTTCGGGAGTGTGTTATGGAGGTACTAAGAAGAAGCACATGGTGCTTGATTCTCTGGGTACTCCAATTGTCCCTCGTATTTTATCTGATTATGTTGAAGAGGATATTTTGGCTTTGGAAGCCAAGTGGAGGTCTGGTGAAGGAACTTTTGATCCTTTTGTCAGAGCTTCCAAAACGAATGAAGTTCTTCCTTTAGCGAAGGCGTATGAAAAGACGCGTTCTGTCTATGGCAATGATATGTCCTATTTCATTGCGGCAACTCGAGGAATCATTCCAATCAAACACGTTTTAAGAAACAGTAAAGTTTCAGGATGTTTTGTTGGTTTGGCCGCTCAATCTGCTGAGTGGGAAGAACTCCATGATCACTTGACAAACGGTGGTGCTTACACCAAGTTTGTTTGTGGTGACTTTAGTGGATATGATACTCAATTACCAAAATCTTTATTGGAAAAAGCTGCAGCTTGTATAGTGCAGTTGTACCGTGAAAATGGCGCATCCAGTTCGGATCTAGAATATTTGAGAGGTCTATTATCCTCTGTTGTAAGCCCTGTGATGATTTGGGAAGGTAATCTTCTTCAATTCTGTAATGGTCAACCTTCGGGGCAACCATTGACAGTTGAGATGAATTCCATTATTAACTCATTGTTATTACGTATGGCTTTCTTCACTATCATGGATGAACACTATCCCGAGATCAAAGATCCTAAATTTGGGAGATTTGTGAAAGATGCTACTTATGGTGACGATAATGCTATGGGTGTCTCTGATGAGATTCCCTTGTTTAATCATACTACCATCCAAGCAGTGTTTGCCTCTTGGGGTATTAAGTACACAATGGCTGACAAAGGTGCTGATTCGGTTCCTTATCAAACCATTGAAGAAGTTTCATTCTTGAAGAGATCATTTCGTTATCATCCACAATTGGAGTCTATTGTAGCTCCTTTGGAAGAAGAATCCCTGAGTAAGAAGTTCTATTGGTGGACTAAGTCTAAGAACACCCCTCTTGACTTCCCTGAGCAATTCCAAGCTAATTTCGAGTCACAAGCTCGAGAAGCTTATTTGCATGGGGAGGAGTTTTACTCTGAATTTTGTGCTAAATGTGAGCGTATAGTCCGTGCTTCTCAAGATGGAGATGAAAGGTTTATTCTTCCGTGGAATACTATTCAACCTCTTTCGTGTGAACGCATGTGCTCTGCTCTTAAAGACGCATACTTCCCTGGAGTAAACTAAACGCTCCGTATCTGTTATTGTAAATTATATTGTAAATTAAATTGTAAATTATATTGTAAATAAAATTGTATACTAGACTGGGCCTTGTTTATGTCCCAGCGTGCGCAGATACGTGCACGTTAAGTTGAAGATTTCTCTGTGGGGTAGTTACTTGCCGTGGTTTGTGAGTTCCTCTACTCATACCACTGTAGAGAAAACTTACAGATCTTGATCCCCCTGTGGGATAGCCGTATTTACGGTAGGCGAGTCAATACGTCAAAAGACAGAGGCTCTGTACACTAAAGAATGATGTGTCTTATGTGTATATTAAATAAATGTACATTAGTAAAATTGTAAATTATGAAAATATGCAGA